ATTTGTATTGGCGTACTTTGGATAATATTTTTTTGTGATCAAGTGGGTACTCGTCTATATCAATACAACCCCAAGATGATGTTGCATCGTCTCGAATGGGAACAATACCTAAAGCAGGATACTTTCCCTCTAAATGATTTTGAAACATTTGAACAGTAGGGGGTTTATGGACAGTTCGCATTTGACCATCTCTCTTGCCACTTGATTTGGTTTCAGTAAACTCATAGAACCCATGAGCCCTATCAAGACCTGAAAAAATATGTTTAAATTTTTCTACTTTCATATAAATAATAACAACTAGGGGCGAATAATCTTCCGATAGTTCGCCCCTAACCTAAGATATTAAGGTAATTAGGAGCCTAAAACGTTACTATCCGAATTGGGAGTAACATCTTTCATACTCGTATCGTCATTATCATTTATTGCTTCAGGTGCTGGATCAATAGAACCAGAACTTACAAGCTCATGAAAATGATTGGCTTCCTCCACTATTAAAGATGGATTTTTTAAATCATTGACTGAATTAGCTAGTGTAATTTTCCATCCCCACCAGTCATTCTTTTTGTTTTGCTCTTGTACACCTTCCATTTTGTATACATTTGCAAACATAGGTAATGTTGCTAGTGACCCACTCTTGGATTTAATTTTTTGATTCATCATCATAGTATTCCAATAACGGGATTTTTTGTATTGAGTTTTCTGCATAATAATTTGACATCTTTCATAACTGCCATCATTATTTAATCTTAAAACAAAATACTCAGCCGTTCTTACAATGTAAGTTGGACTGATTGCACCATTGATTTTGTAATGGTCTTCACCATCAGCACCTCTTTCTAAAGGAGGGCAATCTTCTGGTTTATAAATTTTTACAGGTGCTCCTGTTCCCTCGCCAAGAGGTGACCATTCCACACATCTTACTCTAAATGCACAAGGCACT